CCAATGCATGCCGTTATATCGCCAAATAGTTTGATTGGTTGATAGTTTGCGCGCTTGGCAATGGTTCAAGTTAGAAAACCAAATGCCGTTCTTCCATGAGCCAAGATTTTCGTTAATGATATTGTACTCGCCGGCATTGTTTAAAAATGCTAGCTTTGAATATCCAATAGCCGAAGCAATTAATTTGTCATGTGTTTTGTTATTCATTTTGTACGGCAATTGCTGAAGTATATCGATATTGAAATAGCGCGTATCAGATATTTTTTCAGAGTCCTTCATTCCGGGAATATGTCCATTATGAATGAATGCAAGATTCTTATTCACGAAAAACGGATGCGCATTTTGAATATTTACCGCGCCTTGGGTTGCTATCCTAAAATGGATTAAGAACGTTTCATTTATCTTGGTCATTGTATCCAATGCCGTGTTAATGAATTTATCTTTATCCATTGACTTGAAGCAATGAAGCTTCCCGGCCTTGCTAAATGCAAAGCCGGCGCCGTCCGGGTTAGTTTCCCAAGCTTGCTTAAGCTCTTTTTTTGTTATTGTTTTTTCTTTTGGTTTCACTATTGCTACACACATTATTTGACCGCCTTTCTTGGTTTTAATTTTCCTTTTTTCTCGTTCACAATTTCAGTTATTGTAGATTCCGGAATTGGTTTTATTTCATTCAGTAATAGCTCGAATTGCTCTCTTGCTTGCTCTATTGAATCTTCGCTCGTCGCGTCAATTTCAATATTACTTTTAACGTCATTCGCTTTGATTAGCTTCTCGGCATTTTGATTGGATACAATCAAAGTTAATGCGCTATCATTTGAGACAATGCAATTAAACAAATTGACGAAGCGCTCTTGCTTTTCTAGGTATTCGAAAAAGTCAAAGAAGCTAACGTCTTTTAGTTTTAGCTCGTCTTGCATTGCATATTCATAGCTCGCAAGCATGAACTCTATATGCCTACAAAAGTTAGAATATGAATCCCCGCTTTTATCAGTAGTTGAAGCCGGCAATCTATATTCGATAGTTTTACTATTGTTCAAGTTCAAAAATGAATAGCGGTCAAATGAATACGCGCCGTTAATATTCTGATTAGCTAGGCGGTTAAAATCCGCATCAGTTCTAGCCGTGTTCATGTTGTGTTTTAGCTCTAAATCTTCCGAAAGTTTGGAATTCATTTCTGAAATTTCCGGAAATCTAATTTCGGAATATGTTGAGCGGTTACGGCCCGCAATTAGTTGCAATACGTTGGTATTGTTTGCAAGCAATTTGAACCATTTTGCAAGCCCGTTTTTATTGAATGCATTCCTTGAGATGTGAATATGAATCCCGTTGCCGCTTCCGCGTAGCTTCATTTGTCTTGCGCTTTGCGCCATTAGTTCAAAAGACTCTTGATTAGCTTGATAGTATTTAGAGCTAAACGGATTAGTAACAAGCTCGAAGCCGTTGCCGTTGCCGTCAATGGTCGAATCTTCTTTGGTACTAATGAACAAGTCTAGAAAATGCTTTGTTTGCTCGTCATTTTTTAAGCCCTTGAACAATTGAAGCGCCATCGCTTGCTTGCTCTTGCGGTTGCGGTTTCCAAGTTCCCATTCTAATCCAATAAACGCTTTTTTACTTTCGCTTCTAACGTTCCCGGAATTAGCGCGGATTAATGTTTTGCCGTTGACGTTATCAAAGAAATTGATGCCGGTCATGTCTTGGCCGTAGTCCTTGATTTTTGCAACATTTAAACAAGCGCAACGCTCGCGGTAATTTTGCCCGCAATCTTTGCAAGTGTGAAATTTACGCTGCTTCATTGCTTCTTTAGATATGTATACTTCTAAGTCGTATATATAGCTAACGTCTTCTTTTAAAACTCCTACAAAGTCGGTATCATCCGGAACGGCATCTAAAATGCCCGTTTGGATATCTACATTGCATTCGGTGTAATCTCTTGAATTACAATCAAAGTTACGCGCGGATAGTACAAGCGCCATAGCGGAACGTCTTCTAAATATGCATGCATTATGAGCCGTATTATTTAGAACTATTTTCATGCTTAATGTACTTGTGAAATTTTCGCCAAATACAAAAGTAACTTTGCTAGCTTCTGAGCCGAAATCCGGATGAATAGCTTTACTAGCTATTAAGGCTTTGTATGCTGAAAATCCGGTGTTTATTGTCATTGGTGTTGTATTTTTCATTATTTTTTTTACTCTCTTTCGATGCCTTGCAAATCGCTCGAAGTCTTGATATTGCTAAACTTGCAAGCTTTTTGTCTCTTGGCATCCGTTGTTTTTTGTGTTATCATGTCAATAAATTACATATTAAAAACCAATATATCAAGGGGCAAAATGATTTTATATGTACGGGCGCGTTATTATACTTTCGCCCGCGTTCGACAAATGCTTTTAAAATGGCCGTATTTCAGCGCGTTATTTTGCGCGCTTGCTTTGCCTTGGTTCATGCTTTAGCATGCTTTTAAAATACCATTAAGAAGCTTAAAAGAACCTATATCAAAACCATTGCAAAAGCTTTGATTGATTGATTGGTTGAAATTGTGAATTTTTGTTAAATGTTGGATTTTTAGCGCTCATTCACCGCCCGCGCTTTTTTTGAAATATTCCCGGATTCTTAGGCTTGCAAGGTTTAGGCCCATTTTGCAAGGCACGGCAAAACGTAGCATAATTTTTTGTAACGAAATGCAAGGCAAAAAAAAGGCCCGGCAGGCGTACAGGATTCCAGGTAAGGCAGACGTACCGCAAGCCACAGAAAAGGTAAAATAAAATTCGGAAGGTTGCACAAAACAATTCGCATAGCTAAATTTGGGCTATTATGGCACATACAGATAAGAAAAAAGCAATGTTGAAGCGTTATGGCTTAAAGAAAACAAATAAGCCGAAAATGACGCCTTCTCATCCGAAAAAAAAGGCAGTAGTATTAGCTGAACAAAACCATGAATTGAAGTTGATTCGATTTGGTGCGAAAGGATATGGACATAATTATAGTCCAGAGGCTAGAAAAAGCTTTAAAGCAAGGCATGCAGCTAATATTAAAAAAGGAAGAATGTCAGCAGCATATTGGGCTGATAAGTTTCTATGGGCTGGACCAAGTGGTAGAAAACGTCAACCAGCAAAAGGTCAAAGACGTAAAGGATGAGAAAAGGTTTATTAAAACAAGAACGTCATAGTAATGGCAAGAAAAAGACTAGACAAGGAATGAGCAATAATACCAAATACGGAAATAAAAGCAGTAAGAAGTATTATAAAAAAAGAAGTCGAGGACAAGGATAATAATCATAGGAGAATCTCATGAATGTAATTATTAGTAAAATCCTAACTGGAATGTTAAGTGAAAAAGTATTGATTGCTATACTGTTAAGAGTCGGAGACTTTTTGGTAAAAAAATCAACAAATAAACTTGATGATGAAGTGTGGATAGAAGTGAAAAAAGCACTTAAAAAATAAAGGAGAAAATATGCCCATCTATGAATATATGGCTAAATGTGATTGTAAGAAAATTTTTACTTCAGTCGCAAGTGTAGAAAATAGGAATAAAGATATAACGCATCCTTGTGGGGAATGTGGAGAAGTAAAAGCTAAAAGAATACTCAGTAAGCCGTTAATAAAGGTGTATGATGGGCATTTCTCAGATTTCAAAGATGATGATGTGTTAGGAGAAACGGAGTTTTAATGCATCTTAATAAAAAGCAAGCAGAGTTTGCTCAGATATATGTAAACAATCCCGATTTAACTCTTGTAGATATATCAAAAGAGATTGGAGTACATAGAAACACTATTACCAACTGGTTAAACGATAAAGAGTTCGTAGAATCGCTTTATTCTACCTATATGAAGTCTTTTGGCGCAAAATTACCCTCTGTTTTGCAAGCCATGTATAAAGAAGCCGTAAATGGCAATGTGCAAGCCGGTAGATTAATATTAGAGCATTCAGGGAAGCTTGTTAAAAATGTAGAGATAAAAGTAGATAGTCCTTTTGAAAGATTCTTAAGTGCTGATAAAAAAATAGATAATGCTAATATTATAGATGCAGAAGACGAGATACCAGAAATACCAGCCAATATACTATCAGAAAAGGAGATATTGAATAAGCAAAAATCAGACTCCAAAAAATTAATCTCTCGTGCAAAAAAAGTCGGTTTAAAGCCCTTAGGCAGAGGTAGGCACACGAAGACAAAAAGAAAAGAGTGGTTATTAAAGCTTGAGAAGCTTGAAGCAGAGTCTGTTGAATCTTAAGCATCGGCTATAAAGTCCATTGGAATATTATTCTCTTGGACATATTCTATCATTTCTCCCGTTAAATAGATTGATTTAAGCTCATTGGTTGATATTGAAGCTGGTTTACTACCGCTAATTATATATCCTAGTAAATTATTATTGTTTACAGCTATTTCTTCTAAAACTTCAATACGTTGTAAGATTTCTTCAATTAATTTTTGTATTTTTTTATCCAATTGTAATTTTTCCTAGCGGTTGATTTATAATAACATCCCCAGTTTTCAATTTACGTTTAATATCGCCCATAAATCTATCAAAATTTCTTTTTTGCTTATAATTCTTTGGAATTCCAAACCAAATACGCGCTGGAACTTTTTTCCCTTTAACTCTGAAGAATGTACCTTTTGGACTGCGAGTATCGCCTTGTTTTCTAGTAGTTCTTCCTTTTTTCTTAGTTATAGTTGTTCTAGTTCTTTTTTCATCCGCTTTAACTGAAAAGTTTGTTGCAATAGTTTGAGGTGTTAAATGAAAAACACCATAAGGCGCTCCCATTTGTATATATCCGTAAAATTTTCCCTCTCCTTGTTGTTTTGCCTTTTTAACTTTCAATTTTGACATCTTTCCGGTCGAAACAAGCGGTTTATCCTTTGCTTTACGGTTTTTTCGGCGAAGATTACGTACTCTGCTGGTAACTTCGCTTATAGGTTTGAAAGGTTGTCCAGTTACTGGACTGATTGACTTATCTATGCCTTTATCTATTTCATTTTTGACAAACTCTATGTCTCTGTTGATTCTTTCTTTCATCAACTTTGGTAATTCTTTCTTTAGAGTGTCGAATGTAAAATCAATTGTCAGATTGAGCTTCATTTTCTTGCATATCCTCGTTTTCATCCATATTTTCGACCTGGACATCCTCATTTTCGTCGAAACTACCCATTAATAAAGCATTTATCTCTTTATTTTGAGCAATTTGTTCAATAGCGCCCTCTAAATCTAAGTCTTTATTGTTTTTCATTAAAATATGCGCTTGTGTTGTCAGGTTATTAGCCAAATCAAAGTTATTTATAAGGATTTGGTCTTGAGTTGTCATAGGATACTCTACATCATGGAAGTCAATCTTGAAATCGGATGCACTAGGCAAAGAAATGTTGTTATAGCTCGCTATTTCACGCTCTATCACATATAATTTCTTTTCAAACATTCTAAACATCTCTTTATCGTCTTGATAGTCTTCCATTCGCTCTACATCTTTAATTTTTAAAGCAATTCCTGAAGGAACTTCTCCGCCGGTGTCTGAAAATGTGATATAAAGGTGGTTATTAAGCGCTACAAGCTCTAATTGCAGCTTTATATTCTCAATAACGGCATCTATGTTGCCTTTAGGGCTTACAATGTCAAATTGGCCGTTTTCTCCAAGCATTAGTATTTCATTTGAACCGGCTCTTGCAAGATTTTGGTCTGCTACTATACCAGATGCTACTGGCTGGCCAAACATTTGGTATCTAAGACCTAATTGCATCTCAGTCATTGTAATGTTTATATGTTCATTGGCAGATATAATATCATTAGCACCCTCAACAAAGAAAGAATCTATCTGTTCTTCTCTATGAAAGAATGAAAATGGAAATATTCCAGCTTCGTTTCTAACTTCTTCTAAAATAGTTCCATCTTGGTCATATTTTATATATCTATCTTTATCATAATAAGAATAAGTCATTTTATCGAAGTTGTATGCATCGTCTACTGGCATAAAGTTAGGATAGGTAATAGCATAAGGATTAAATGCATCATCGCTATCAAAAAAGGGCATAAAATAGTATACGGGGATATAATCGAAGTATTTTTTACCTTCCCATTCTTTTACAAACACACCTACCGCAATTGTACCCAATAACTTGGTCATTTTTTCAATATGCTTCATTTTATAATTCTTTTTTGAGGTCATTTCTTCGTAAACGCCTTCAATGTTACGTTTTGCGCCTACAGTATATAATCTTGACATCTTATTGATGAATTTTTTGGTAATATTTGCTTGATATTGAGGTATTTCTCTAAATGCATCAGTATCAAAGTAGTCTCTAATATATTTATTGGTTTCTGTTCCAGTATAGTAATCTAAAAACTTAATAACTTCTTCTCTTTTACCAGACGTGGTTTGAAGTTTAAATTCTTTCAGCGATTTTTCAATAACTTGTTTTGGCGATAATATCATCTTGCAATCCTTATTAATTTATTATTGTTCATTGGGAAGCGATTAGTTATAAAATATCTAAATGCATCGCATCCATGTTCATAAAACCCGTCTTTAACCGGGTCGTTTGATAAAGTTTTACCCTCTACTTCTTCTGGATATCGATAATTTTCAAAATCTTCGATAATTTCCGTACACTTG